TGTCTCGCTTGAAAGTTCAGAGTTCTGTCTATCTCTTTCTGTAGGGAACTCTCTCATCCATGCTTGAGAATAAGACTTTAATTCTGCTAGATCCTCATTGGTTAAATCAGGGTCTATCTTTACAAGTTCCGATACAGGAACTGTTTCAACGTCTCCCCAATAATAGCAATCCTTAAACATTGGATCCTCTGTATAGCTATGTATAACTTTTGATGGATCTAAATAAGTAATATCTATACCGCCACCTCTTAGGAATCTATGGCGAAGAGCACCTATACCTAAGACGACCAAGTCGTATTTAAACCTTTTAGCTATGTCTTCGTAATGATTCTCATTAAACACGGTTTGTATAGCTATCTCTTCAGCTATTTCTATCCCCGGCTTGTATTCCAATTCCATGTACAACTGAAGCTCCTCGTCTGTCTTCGGTAAAGTTTCCTTGTCGTTTATAAATGGGTTAATTCCGAAATCCTTTTCTACTTGTTCCAATAATGGCTTAGAGACCATCTCTGATTCTATTACATCTTGAAACTCTTGCTTTCTTTTTATAGATAATGAATCCTGAGACTCTACTTTAATTGAAAATATCCTATCCTCCAGACCATTGCATACAATGTCTATAAACTTAGGCATCACCGCTATTGGTGTCCAATCTAAGTTTAGATGAGAAAGATCTCCATCGACAGATAGCTCGTCTTTATATTTCTGGATCGGTTGTTCAGCTCTTGCGTATAACCTCCTTCTGTTAAATTCTGTCCATCGATCATAATACCTACAACCACCTCCATCTTTTTTAAACCACTCGTATTGAATAGCTTGCCCTATCTTTAGACCGAACTCTTTTTTATTCTTGTCAGAATCGCTGACATTATCATCAGGGAATCCGGGATCGGTAATAGTTATTTTGATATCATCCATTTCTTATCTAATAATTTTACTCTGTCCTCCAGAGTTGTCGTACCTTGCAAAGGTAATACTTATTTTTGAATTTTCTTTTTTAGGTTTGTAAAGGTTTTTCATACAAGCTATCCTAGATAACCCTGAAGATATCGAGGCATCAAACTTAGTCCTGTTATTGATGTCAAACGAAGCCCAATCTTTTAAAGTTCTGTTGAAGGGCATTACACCTATTTCCTCTGGGTTTCTGTACTCACCACTCGTGTCGTATCCAATGTTCTTCTCTATAAAAATTTCAATAGCAGAAGCGTGAGCTTGCTTTACAGCCTCGCTGGAGTTAGGTATCCCTCCTAGTTCTTTCTCAGCTACAGACAGCTTATTATAAGACTTGTCGGGTCTATTCATACTGAACCCTCTGTACCCTCTATTCTTTAGGTGATACAAAAGCCCCGGCTTGTTATTCTCACATAGTATCGGCATACCATAAAAGACAATAGCCATCAATACTTCCTCGAAAAATATCTCAGCTGTTTGCGGCCTAGCAATATACTCTAGAAAAAACTCCTCAGTAGGAGCGTCATCCATATGAAACGTAGTGCTTCCATGTAACGCACCGTTAGATCCACCTCCTCCAACAGTTCCAGAAATGTCATAGCTATCGCATCCAAACGCACCAATATGAGCATTACCCGGATATTTAAGTCCTTTCCTAATTTCTACGTTATTACGCAACTCTTTTTTAGGTACCCACGACAATAAAAACCTACCTTTGTCGTCAGGTGAAAATATAACCTCCGTGTCCTTTTCCCCATTTTTCCAGTGGAATGAACCTCTGGTTAAATGTTGTCCTGCTATTAAGGAATCGTTGTAGTCTATCTGATCATATATCTTCGTTAGGTTAAATATAGATAACTTACTCTCGTCTCTAAACGCATGAGACTCAGACCTAGGGTATTGTCTATAGAACTCGTTCAACGCATCTGGATCACCTTTTAATGAATCTACTTCAGCTTCCCAGAAGTCTATAGCTCCGCTATCTATCATCTCTCTATCAACTCCTAGTACAGGTTCGTCTGGAGTCCTGTAAACTGGCATACCGTATCGATCTATAAATCCTTCCATGTTGTGCTCCATTGGAATAAACAATGCGTACAGACCTGACTTAGTCTGTCCGTTCTTATTCCTCTTGGTTACATCAGAGTCGTAATATAAATCTTTGAAGTTTTGACCTCCTTTATCCAATGCGTTACATGTTGAACCCATCATACACTTACCAATAATCTTCCTACCTAATCGGAGACAAGTCTTGGTAACTCTCCAGTTATTTAGAATGTTATTTGGCTTCAACCATTTTCCTGTTTCGTCATGAACTAAACGTTTTAACTTCTCTCCATCGTAAGAGTTGTCGTCTGTATTCTTCCAGTCGATGGTTGTGTCTAGTCCTTGAGTATCATCGTCGTCATCATCGTACATGTTTTTCTTGGTGATACGAGACGCTGGAACTCTAAATGCTAACTCAGTTTTCGGTCTATCCATACCATCCTGAATAGGTTTGAAGAAGAATGGCTGCTTAGATGAGATAGGTACGACCTTGTCTGTAAACATCTTCTTGGCGTCTGAACCAGTTTTTGATAGTATCCCTAGTCTTGAATCTTTCGTTATCGTACCAACATTAACAAGCTCTGATGACCCCATAAATGAGAATCCAGAACGACGAATCTTTAGGTAAACCATGCCATAAGATCTGTTGTCAGCTACACATGCTTCCCAGAATAACCATAAGATCCTGTTAGCCTCCCGATAGTCTGGATACCCAACATCAATTGAATCCCATTGTAAGTACTTGTAATGAGACCCCGTTATATATGTGGAGACTCCGTTGTTCTTAAACCAAAATCCTTCCTCTCTTCTTTCAAATTCAGTCTCTATATAGTCTACCCATCTAGCTTTAAACTCTTTAGGTTTTCTCTTCCATTGGAATATAGACTTAATTTTAGATAGTTCTTTAGGTAGCTCCTTTCTCTCCCAGTACTGATCCTTTTTATTTCTGCTTCTCTTATATACAACTGAAGGTTCTTTAGGTAGGGCAACTAGCAATCCTTGGATGTTGTATATCTCTCCGATAGTACCATCATTAGATATAACAACCATGTCATACTCCTTATTGTATCCGTACTTCCAGTTCTTTTTATCATTCATCCTCTTCTTTCTAGAGGATGGAACTAGATCTTTTACAATTTTATAAAGCTTGCTATTTTGCTCTTCTTTCTGCAAAGCCTCCTATTTCTGAGTTATCGTTATCACCTTCTTCAATATCCTTAATTGTTTGCTCCTCTTCTTCTATTCTGTTAAGAATTTCCAATGCATCGAACATTGCTAGTTTCTTTGCAGCGGCAGCGTTCTTCATTTTATCGGCAGCAAGGTCTGAGTCTAAATCTTGTTCTGACCCAAGGATCTTGCTGTCGAGAACTTTTATAAGTTCATTGACTCCGTTGCGAGCTGATTCCAGTAAACGCTTCTTTTGCTCTATTGTAGTTTCTTTCATTTCTTTACAGTTAGATGTATGTCGTATATTCTATATAGTAATCTCCCGTCAATTCTGAATTCATACTCTGAGTCTGGAGAGAATATAACATGATCTCCCTCCGATAATCCTTGCGATTTTGCATAATCACTAAGGTATACCATGGATCCAGTTAATGTTTCATTAACTATGTTTCTGTCTATTTCTGATTTAGCTGCTTTGACCGGTTCAACAAATGAATACATCCCATCACAAAACCATTGGTCATTATGCTTGTACATAAAGTACTGATCGATGTCAATTAAAAAAATGTTGTCGAATAGGTATGACTTGCCACTTCGCTCCACGCCTTTAATGTCGTTGTAGAACTTAAATACATTGTGGTGCACTAGAAGAATGTCTCCCGGAACTATATCTCCAGAATACCCGATAGGTGTATTTACTACCTTAGCAAATCTATTAGATGCTTTATGATCCTCTTTCGAGGAGCTAGTAATAAAGTCAACATCACCAATCTTAATCGAGTTATCATACCTTCTGTCGTTTAATGGCACCACCAAAAAACTGTGAGGTGATCTCATTTTATTATATATTGATATTATATTCTAATACATGTGGAGTGGTAACACTTACCTCCTTCCACTTAACAACTTCATCGTCAGAGTTTATTATGTATATCTCTATGTACTTCTCTTTCTGAAGAATGTCGTACACTTTGAAGTTGTCATTAATAATCCTACTGCCCACTATGTAGTTCATAGAGGACTCTTTTAAATTGCTTCCTATGGATATCTTTCTTATTACCATGTTGATACTGCAACTCTTCTCCAAGTATCATTTTCAATACATACATATAGATGAGTTTCATCTGCTGCTAACATTCCTTTGTCTCCAGAACTTGTGGGTGTTAAAGGAACATCGTCTAGTATTGACATCCATTTAGGTCTTCCTGTTGTTGGGCTTACACCTAGAAATAAACCTTTTGTTCCTGTACTATCTCCTTCATCCGTTATTGTTCCTCCTAACTTTAAATCTCCTCCTACCGCTATCTGCAAGTGATCAATGGAAGATGGGTCTAAAGCTCCTGATGCTATTGTAAAAGAAACGGTAGAGCTATCTCCTGCCTCTAATACGGATTGCAATGTGTTTAGTCCTGTTAATGAGGATATAGGGAACTGAACCGTTTTATTCATGTCATTAGCGTCTGTTCCAATGACGAAGTCTCCAGATTCTGGTGTAGCTGAAGGGTATGAACTTATTTTAGCCATGTCTTATTTCTTTCTTTTTATCTCCCCAGTAGATGAGTCTATGGTTATGTCTGATCCATTTCCATATTTAGTAGAAAGCATTTTGTTTACTTCCATATACTCCTCTTCTATCTTAGAGATTCGATTAATCTCTATAGCTTTAGCTATTTCTAGGTCAGCTATTTTTAGTTTAGATTCCTTATGTCGACTATGGATGTCGACTAATGATTTTAATTCTGATTCAGTTATCTTTTCCATTTTGCTAATATACGAATTTTTTTTATTCGTCTTCTTTATTCGACTCTTCTTCTTTTCGAAGTGAATCTAAAGTCTCCCTTTTTATTTTGGTATCTATTCTTATGTTGACTATCTTATATACCAAGAAAATAAAACCAGCTACACCTGTTAACGTGGTTACTAGCGGATTTACATGTGTGATGTCTAGTGAGTCTGATATCTGAAGTATGATAGATGTTCCAGCTGTGGCATATCCACCAGCTTCGAAAAAATTGTCCATTGTTTATGTTTTGGGTTTGTTAAAAATTCTTGATATAAACCTCTTAAACAGTCTCCATAGTCTAGCAAAAATATTTGGTCTATTCATTGGAATAAAGCTCCTATCTTCATTGTCAACCACTTCAGGTCTCGGAGATGTTATTACGGGTATTCTTCCGTAAGAAGGTTTCTTGTAATTCTTTGTAATGATCTCACCATTTTCATCGTACATGATGATGTCATCATAATCTACTTCAATGTATTCAATTTTTCCTATCGCATCTATTATTTCTGGATGCGTATTAATAGTGTTGACATCAACGAAAAATTCACCGTGAATAGTTAGGCCATAGTTAAAACTATCCACCCCATTTATACTTCCGTAATTTTCAGTTGCAATATCGGCAGGAATCTTTATGTATTTCTGAACTAGTCCCATTATCTTCCTAATAAAATTCTTAAATCGTTTGCTACAGCATATAGGTTAGAGGCTTGTGAATCAGATAAACCGTCCCCTAGTGTTCCATGAGTAAAATCTCCAGCACTTCTATTTATTACTGAACCGCCATTAGACCACGCATTGAAGACAGCGTTTGTTGTTACATCACCTCCAGTTGCCAGTCCTATAGATAATAATGTTGAACCGTTTTGGTATACCCTACGATCTCCTGTCACACTATTCCCTATAATCCTACCTATAAACATCTCGTTTGGAGAGGTAACAGGAGTGTTTGTCGCTACGCCTATTAATGCTCCTCCCATTGTTGTGGATGAGGTTATCCTGTTCCATAGTGAAACGGCTGCGTTGTCTCTGGATCCAAACGTAGCTACATTATTGGTCACGTTTTTTTCCCAGTAACTCCAATGAGCATCATACCTGCTGGCAGCAAAAACGCTATGACTAGTGTTTGAATTTATGTGTTGAGTTGTCCCGTTAGTCCTAACCCCATAAGATCCGTGAGTAGGGGAACCTACATAAGTTAATTGAGATGCCAATGTTACAGCACATACAGCGTGAGTAGCTGCTGTACCGCCTATAACTGGAAACCAATGAGTTAGCTTAGAATATGTTCCGTCACTTTTTGCGTCAACAAAAGATGTGTTTATACCCTCCTTTAATTCATCGAGCGTGATACTGTAAAGTCCAGACGCATTTATATCTCCACCGTTAACAGTCTTTAAGGTGTCGTAATATGCTTCAGCGTCAGCGTCAGTCCAAGAGAAGCCGCCTTCTTCCACTAAGCTATTACCAATCTGGTTAGCTATGGAGAGTCCCCCCATCTTACCAGATAGCTAAGATATTTGTAACAGACGTCCCTGTTGCTTTTACCCTCGTTACAGCTATAGGTAAAAACGTGCCAGCCTTTATCCCTACGAACGTAACCTCGTCTCCACCTTCCATAATGACAGCGATGTCACCATTAGCTCCAGCATATAGTGCTGCTGGTTGAGTAGCGTTAGTTGCTCCTGCTGGATTTGGAATGTTGTCTGTGTCGCTTGGAGTGACAGCTTGCGCTCTTCTCCCTTGTAATATATAGTTCATGTTGTTTTGTTTTTTTTACAAAGTTAGTTAATAAATTGTTTTCATAATGTTTAATTTATTCTTTCTTCAATTCCTGAAAATCTTAATGAAACAAATGTATTTGCATGGTCTGATGTTCCCTCAAAGTATAAAACGCTATTCTCACCAATAACAAATGGTTGTGATGGTGTTAATTGCAATTCGCTTGACTGACCATCCCCAGTGCTTGTTGTGAATATTTGTTGCCTGACATTTGTTGCCCGGTTATAAACATATCCAAAAATTTGAATAAATGGTGTTGCACCTTGTCTTGATGAATTTATTTCAAGCCAATCTGATAAAAATTTATACCCTGATTGAACATGAAAAATTGATTGTTGCGTTATAGCTTTCATTGATGGAATTTGCGCTTGTGTTCCAAAAACAGCTGATGTGTCAGAAATTGTTATATCACCTTGATTATAGTTAGAATTTCCAACTGATGCAACATACGCTCTATTTATACCTAACCAAGTATTTGTTGTTGTAACCAGTGTTTGACCATTCATTGTTACGGTTTCTTCTTGGTAATCTCCGTTTGAATCAACACCAACCAATACAATTGTTCTTGCTGCTTGACCTCCTGACCTATCATTATTTGATGTTGAAACAACATTTAATGTGTCAGCTGTTGTCATTATATTAAATGTTCCACCAAATGATGCGACAACTTCAGCAACCCCATTTATATCTGAATTATAACCGAATTTATTCCACGTTGAACTCCCGTAAACATTACCCATTGCAACTGCATAACGATATTCTTTGGATTTATCTTCTCTCAAATCTATCATAACTCAACGACTTTAAATGTTACATTACCGTTAGATGAATTTGCAGTGTAAGCTACACGTATGTATTTAGGATAGAACTCGTCATCAAAAAAAGTTTCTGGCAATGAAACGTTAGACTGACTTTTGTATGTATACCATGTTGCATTGTCTCCTGAAAACTCTATAGTAGCAGTTGGGGTACCTGAAGTATGATCGCTATCTAGGTACAAGATAAATTTAGAATTCGGAAATTCCAGCCCATCTGTATTAAAATCAGAAGCCCCGGAGAAACCATCTATAGGTTGGGATAATATTTCAAGTGTGGTTGATTCTCCGAAAGCTGGATCTAAAGATGAAGGTATACTTGCATCTTGATCAAAACCTAAGTTGGCGTTGCAAAACTCTCTAAAAGTCTCAGCGGTAAAAGCTACTGAATTAACGTCTACCGCATCAGATAGATTTATTTCCAATACAGGCTGATCGTTATTATTTAACGGTAGATACCCTATCTTTACTATTGGGGTAGATTGATTTAGTTTCGCATTAAAGTAATACACTCTAGACTTAGGTACATCCAATATATTTATTCCAGATGATGTGTCTTCAGCTCTTAAAGCGTTACCAGATGTATAGATCTTAATTGCCATATCAAACAAAGATACATTTATTTTTGTTAAATTTATACAAAAATCTAATCTAATGACTAATAAGAAAAAAATAAAAGGCGTAGTCCAAACTTTTAAACATCACCAAAGAACAGCACCAAAGGATGACTACTTGAAATATCTCAGGCCTATCATGTACTGGGCTAAACGAAAGTATGGATTGTCTAATGCTGAACTACACATGATGTTTTTTCTTTACTCAGAAGGGTTGTTCACTAGGAGTGACTTTAATGAGTTCAATCAGATATTGAGCTGGAACAACGAGAGATTTGGAAACATGATGAGAGACGGGTGGATAAATAAATGGAGAACCCAAAGAAAGAATCAGCCGGCCTTATACGAACTTTCTTTTAAAGGTAAGTATGCTGTAAAGACCATATACAATAAGTTGAACGGAGAGAAGATATCCGAAAACACAAACATGTTTAAGGGTAACAATTCTTTCTCCGACAAGGTTCATAGAAATTACATCAAGAATATTAACAAAGACCGGCCGAAGCATAATTGTGGCAGACTAAAGAACCACTGATATACTTCTGTACTGAGTCACAACAAGGTTCTCAGAATTAATCAGCGTATTGAATCCAGATGATGAGTCGTATAGAACTATGTCTCCTTCGGATACGTGTTCAGCATCCGGACCAGATGAGACTACCTCCCCTCTTTTATACCGTATAGTCTTACTCATCTCAGCAGTAAGATCTAATCCTCCTGCTACAGTTTCATTATCGGTGATCTCACGGATCACTACATGTGTACCTATTGCTTTCATATTGTATTTTATTTTTGTTTTCTTGACATTATAAAGAAAAGGATCGTCGTGATGAACAATCCTGTCATTATCCAATAAGGAATGTAGTCCTTATCTTCCTTGTAAACTATCTTTTCGTAGGGTACCTTAACCTCTCTGTACTCAATAAGAGTATCTTCAGCACATTCCCCCTCAATGTAAATACTATCATTGTTGTAGTAATGCTTCACTGTTAGTCTGTCTTTTTGAATTATAACCGTATCTGTAGTCAGTTTGAATACGCTATCAACTTGAACCTTTTCAGATATAAGTGAAACCGTATCAACGACTGTTATGGTGTCCTTTTGAATTATAGTTGGATCCTTCTGAATAGCTTTCCTAAGATGCCAGTTTGCAGAACACGACACCATGCATATTAAGATGTAGATAAGTATAAGCAGTTTTGCTACAACCCTCATTTTACGAACTTGTTCCATACTGTTAAACCTAAAGTTGCCGCTGTCAATGTGATCAGCGTTATGAATACGTACTCCTTTGTTTCTACTCCTATGATTGGTAGAATTGATTCGTATAACAATGCGCCAATAAATGAAGCAAATGCAATCAATGATTTTCTCGACCAT